GTGACCGTCAGTCCGCCAGACGGGTCGCAGGTGACAGCGGTCACCACGTCGAAGGAGATGGTTTCGAGGTCGCAGCCCACCTCCCCGCCCGCGCCCGAGCCGGACGTGGCCGCCGCCCCGTCCCACCGGAAATAGAACGCCGCCCGATCCTGCTGCCCCGGCACCAACTCCACCACCACCGACCCGTCCGTCGGCACGTCCTCCCGCTCGCTCAGCTCCCACGCCGGGCCGCTCGTCGGCGTCCCCCACGGGCAGTCCGGGATGAGCGGTTGGTCCGTATACGTCCCGTCCCCGTTGTCGATGACCTGATGCCATCCGTATGCGGCCCCAGCCCCGCGACTCGTGATGCGAGCCAGTACGCGGCCGGGGCGGAGGTCCACCGCCGTGGACGCCCCCACCCCCTGTTCGCCGCCGAGAAACCCCGACGGCGACGACGGGCCGAGTCCCGCGAGCAGGCGGCGAACGGCGTTCAGTTCCGACGCGGTGAGGACGTCGCCCGGGCGGAGGTCGCGCATCGACTCACCCGGGTTGAAAGAGCTTCTGGTAGTCGGCCTCGGCGAACTGCGGGACCAGCGTCCCGTTGCCGGACGGCGCGGGCTCGGTCCCCTTCACGACAAGCGGCATCCACCGGCCATCGTTTAACCGATGACGGTTCCACAGTTGTGGCCGATATCCAAACAAGTGTGGTATATTGATGACCTTGTACCCGGCCGCGCTGTCGGTCGGCTCGGTCTCGCGGGCCGGCCCCTTGTAGAGCAGCGTGCCGGGTCCGTAGGTCTTGCCCATCAGGTGAACCGTCTCGCTGTTCACCTTGCCGAGACATTCCGTGATGCCGTTGTCGGGGAACGCTTCGACCGGCCACTCGATGAGTTCCGCGATGATCTCGATTTGGAAGGTGGGGATGAACCCAACCTCCTGAATCACGAACGGGTCGAACGCGGACCCCGTCGCGCCGTCGTGGTAGCAGACGAACCCCGCGCTCGGTGTCTTTCGGGCCTCGGGGAGATACCGCCGCGTCACCTTCACGAACCGCTTGCTCTCCGGCGGAATCTCCCCGGGGCCGCCGGTGTAGGACTCGGCGTTGGCCTCCTCGTCGGTGAGGACGTAGTAGGGGGTCGGGCCGAAGGTGAGGGCGTATTGAACGTACCCGTCTACCGCGAGGAAGAAGTCCCCGGTGCCGGGATCGGACGCGGGGTAGACGTGGTCGGCGTCCGGCGCGTTCGGCCAGAACAACTCCAAGTCCATCTGCGAACACCGCTGCGGGTTGAGTTGCACCCGCTCGGCTCCTTCACCGGTCGCCGCGCCGCCCGTGAACTGGCCCGCTAGCGGCACCTGCCGGTTAAGGTGTTTCTTCGACTGGTCCCACGTCGCGTACCCGAGCAAGTCCTGCCGGAGCTGGGGCGTGGTGTCCCACGGCGTCTCGATCCAAATTTGGGTCCGGGACGCGCCGGAGGCGTAACTGTCGCGGTACTTGTACGCCGTGCGCCAGAGGGCTCCGCCGCGGGTCGTGTTCCAGACGTCGGCCATCCCCAGAGGATGACGGGAGAGGGGGCGGCGGGGCGAACCGTGGCGGCGAGACAACTGAACGGGCGCGCGTCTATCGCGGCGTGACGCAAGACGTTAGACTTTGCGGCGAATCACCTTCCGTCGTCTTACCGGGGTGCTGACGTGCCCGACCCGAATCCGCTCGACTTCTCTGAGGCTGGCGCCCCCCGGAAAGCTAAGCCCCGATCGTCGGTGGCACGCGGGGCACGCCGGGCGGCCAAATCCGCGGTGAAGGACATAGGCAATGCGCTCGGAAGCGAACTGGCGAAACTGTTCACGCCACAAGGAGTCGGCACCGCGCTGGTAATGATGGGCGGCGGCACCGCCGTCCTCCTGCTCCTCATTTATCTGAAGGTTTCGGCCGAACGTGTGCCCGTCGAACAGTTACCCGATCGGGAGCAACTGGCAATCCTCCTGCTCGTCGGCCTAACTGTCGCGGCGTTCTTCGCCGGGGTCGGCATCTGGCTCTTGGTCGCCGTGAAACCGAGCGACGACCTGAAACGAACCGTCGCGGGCATGAACAACTTGAAGGGCCGTACCCGTGCGGACGTACTCTCCGTACTCGGCGAACCGCAGCAAACTGAGTACGGCGAGATCACCGCGTTAACGTGGACCACTCCGCATTACACCGTCGTCATCGGCTTCCGCGACAACCTGTGCGTCGGTATTCTCCGGGAAGCAAATCACTAGCCGTTGTTACCGCAGCGGCGTCGGGCTCCGGTCGGTGAACTTTCGCCACAGGTCGATGAGGATGTCCAACTTCCCCGCTACCTTCTCCTCCTCGGCCTTCTTGGGGGCGAGTTTCCCGCCCGCCTCCCGCTCGCCTGCGTCGCGGATGGCGACCGCCTCGGCGGCCGAACGGTATTCGGCGTCGAAGTCGCTGAACCCGGCCTGGGCGATCAGGGCTTGCGTTTTCTGCCCCTGCGGCTTCGCCCCGAATATCGCGTCGTAGAGTTGCGAGGTCGGCCCGCCGCGGTTGATGCCCGTCACGCCCGACCCGCCGACCGGCCCCCCGCGGCCGATGCCGAACGCGGTGTCGAACACCTGGGACAACACGCGGCCGAAGCCCCGCTTGCCGTCGTCCCGGGTTTCCGCGTACCCCTGGTAGGAGTCGATGCCGGCGCCGATGCCGATGCCGATCGGCCCGAGGGCTCGGCCGCCGAAACGCCCAGCCCGAGCGAGAGCCCCGCCGCCGGCGCCCGCCGACGCCGCAGTCCCGCCCGATGCGATCGCCCCGCCCCCGGTCGCCACCATGCCGGCCCCCGCGACCGCTGTCGTCGCCCCGGCCGCACCGCCGATCAGCCCGGCCGACCGCAGTAACGCGGCCCCCTTGCTCGCGGCGCTCATCAGCCCGGCCGCGCCGAGTCCGACCCCGCCCGCGACCGCCGCGCCGGTGATGCCGAACCCCATCGCCTTCTGCTGCGCCGGGGTCAGTTGCTCCAGTCGCCGCCGCACCCACCGGACCGCCCCGGTTAACTCTCGCATCGCCGGCACAAGAGCGTTGGCGACCTCGCGGTGAAGGAGGGTCATCTCCGCCGCGAGGGTTGCCCCCTGGACCGTTCCGCTAAACCCTGCCCGCCCCATCCCCACGCCGATAGCCCCGGCCCCCGCCAGTGCCCCGCTCGCCGTCGCCAACCCGGGGGCGAACCGCTCCCCGGCGTGAATCGCCCCGCCGAGCCGCCTGCCGTAAAGCGCCTGCAACTCCGCCCGGCGTTCCGCCTTCGCCAGCGCGGCGTTCTCGCCCTCGGCCTTCGCCCGCGCCGCGACCTGTTGGCTGAACACGCCCGACGACAACGCCAGCCGCCGGGTGGCGAGGGCGAGTTGGGCGTCGGCCCGCTCGACGGCCGCGGCCGTTTTCATCCGCGTCAGGGTGACGCCCGACCGCAGGTCGCTGGCCTTCTCCGCCACCCCCAGCCGCGCGTCGGTCCGCTCCAGCCGGGCGGCGTCCCGCGACTGCTGGCCGTACAGCCCCGACGACAGCGATTGCGCCCGGAGTCCCTGACCGAGTCGGGCCTGTTGCACGGCGGCGGCGGCGGCCGTCTTGGCGCGGTAGAGGGAGACGCCGGCGGCGAGGTCGGCCCGCTGTTCGGCGAGGGCGAGACGCGCGTCCCGCCGGTCGGCGCGGGCGGTGGCCTTCGCCCGCGCGGCGTAGATGCCCTGCCCCAGTTCCGTCGCCCGCTCGGCCTGCGCCGCGGTCCGGGCGGCCTTCGCCGCCTGGTCCCGCAACCGGGCCTGCATCGCGTACTCGCCCGACAGGAGCCGCGAGTTGCGGACCGCCTGCTCCCGCTGCTGCCGCTCGGCTTTGGCGAGGTCGTCCGTCCGGGCCTTGATCTTGGTGAGGTCGAGGGCGGCTTTGGCGAGGGACGGACTCGCCATCGCCTGAAGTTGCTTCAACTGCTCGGCGTGGGCCTTGCGGACGGCGGCCTCAAGGTCCGCCGTCCGGGCGATGATCTCGTCCAGCCCGTCGGCGCGGAATTCGACAACCTCGCTGCCCAGCGTGTTCCCACTACTCACGGGGCACCGACGGTAGGAGGTGAGGGGGAATGGTCGGCCGTTCGCCGCGGGCGGCCCGGCGGCGGTTGATCGTGGCGACGAGCCCCACGGCGTCGGCCGCCGCGTCCGCCCCGGGCGGCGGCTGGAACTTGAAGAACAGAGAGAACACCTGAGCCGCGGTCAACTCCCACAACTCGCCCGGCGACATGCCCCGCGGCCCATCTTTAGGTCGGTACTGCTGATCCCAGAGCTTGTTCAGGTCGTGGCCGCAGACGAGCCGGGCGAGGGTCAGCGGGTCAGCTTTTGGGGTCGTCGGCCGCGCCGAGTGCCTCCCGAATCTGCCAGTGCAGGTCGTCGGCGTTCGCCTCGGTAACGACCGCCTCCAGGTCGCGCAAGGCGACGTCCGGGTGGGCGCGGCGGGCGCGGAACCAGAGCTCAGTTGCCACCCCCTTCGGCGACCGCCGGGCCGTCTCGGCCGCGTCGTCGCCGGGGAGGTCGCCCCGCGCCTCCATCGTGGCGGCGGCCTGAAGGATCGCCGCCGCCCGCGCCGCCGCTTCCGGCGTCTTGATCTTCGCCAGCCGGTCGAGGACCGGCTCCACGGCGGCAACAAAGTCCACCGCCCGCGACTTCGCCACCCGCCGCATCTCGTGCAGGAGCGACACCTCCTGCCGGAACGGAAGCGGCTCGACGTACAGCACCAGTTCCGTGCCGCCGTCGCCCTTGATGCGGACCGTGCCGCCCGCGCCGGTCGCCGCCTTGTCACTCATGCCCGTCGCCCGTGGGTGTCCGCGTGGGCCGTCAGCCCATCACGATTTCGTAATCGAGCACCTGCGAGCCGGTCCCCGACACGTCGATGGTCTTGTGCGTGCTGTCGATGTCGGGGGCGGCGTCCTTGAGGAACCGTACCCCGGTCGTGTCCGGGTCGAGGGTCATCGTCCAGGTGCCGCCCGCGGCGTTCAGCCCGTAGCCGTTGCTCGCGCCCTTCGTCGCCGTGATCGGGTTCGCGTTGTCGCTCTTGGCGTGGAGAATCAGCAGTTGCAGTTTGAGCCCCGTCCCGTCCACGACCTCGTCGGCCGTGCGGCCCGGGAGGGCGGTCAGGTCGAGCGTGCCCGACCCGGACGACAGCGTGAGCCGCCCCGCCGCGTACTTGGTCGCGGGGACGGTGCTGGACGCGTTCAGCACGCCCGCGATGTTGAGCCCGTTGGTCGTGGTCGTGGCGTCGGCCGCGGACACGAACGGCCCCGTCAGCGTCTCCACGATCGTGCCGGTGACGGCGTAGGTAACCTCGATGCTCACGGCGTCACCTCGCACGTCAGGGTCCGGCCGTCCGTCGCCGCCACGACCCCCGCGAACCCGCGGGCCGTCACCGCCCACCCGGGCTCGACGGCGAGGTCCGGGTAGTCGTGGGCGAGCGTCACCGCGCCGCCGTCGATCCGCTCGGCGTACAGCGCCAGCGGCTCCCCGCCGGGCGGGGTCAGGAACACGCGGGCGGGCTCGACTGGTTTCACCCCGGCCCCGACAGTCACGCCGTTCATGGTGTCACGCCGCGTTGAGTGAGAGGGTGCCGCCCTTGCCGGTGATCGTCACGCCGATCGGGTCGCCGTTGGCGTTGAGCACCCGCTCCGTGCTGACCACGGTCGTGTTCGCCACCTTGTCGAAGGTGGACAACCCGCCGAGCTTGAACTTGACCAGCGCCAGCTTGGTGCCGATCACGAACCCGGCGGCGATGGCCGCGTCGGTGTCGTCCAGAAACAGGGTGAACGACCACTCCGGGTCCACGACGAACACGGCGTACACCGTGCCGCCGCCGGCGTCCGTCTGCGTCACCTCCACCCCGCGGCCCTGCCAGTTCCCGCGCCACTGGTTGACGGGGACCGACGTGGCGCCGTTGTAAGCGTGGCCGCCGACCGGCGTGACGAGAGCCATAGCGACCCCTCCGTTACTGCTTGCCCACGAGGTAGAGCGTGCCGGCCACGGTGACCGCCGACGGGTTGTTGATCCGCAGCACCCGGGCGCCGCCGGCCGTCACCGTCCACCCGGAGAACGACGGCCGCTGGACCCACTGGTCCACCACCTCGTAGGCACCCGCCCCGACCCCGGAGAACCAGAGTTGTGCCCCGTTGGTCACGTTCTGCGGCCCGACCCGGAGCGACTTCGTCCCCGCCGGGCTCGTGACCGCCAGGGCGAGGTAGTAGAGCCTGCTCAGGTTCAGCGGCCGGTTGACGCGGTCCAGGAGTGTATTCGCCGGGTCGGCGAGGTCGATGTCGAGGCTGGCGGACGCGGCGAGGCTGACCGCCACCATCACCTGCTGCCACACCTCCGCGCCCGTCTGCGTCCGCGTCACGGCGAATTGCGGCAGATCGCCGCCGACGGACAGCATGTCCGTCAGCCCGCCGTCCTGGTAGAACCCGCTCCCCGTCGTCTTGAGCCGCAGCTGGAAGGTACTCACGCCGCCCCCCCCGCCTGAATCGCGGCCAGTTGCGCCCGGCACCGGGCGAGCGTGTCGCCGAGCCCCTTCCACCCGCGACGGCGGAGGACGGCGAGGTGCTCGCCGGCCGGCGTCAGCCCGACCCGCACCCGCCCCTCTGCGGCGATCCGCCGCCGGTCGGCCGTCTCCAGCGACACCGCCGCCCGCCCCTGCCCGGTCCGCAGCCGCGGGAACTCGCCGCGCGGGGCGGGGTTCCGGTGCGGCGCCGGGTTCCCCCGGGACAAGTCCTTGCGGGCCTCCGCCTGGAACGTCAGGGCGACGGCGAGGAGCCGCCGCGCCGCATGGTCGCGGAGGCGGGCGGCAAGGCCGGCGGCGTCGATCGTCACCCCCGTACTCACGGCGTCGAGTCCCCCGCGACGAGTAGTTGCCACGACCCGCGGCTCAGGAACACGTCCTTCCCCCCGCGGGCCTTCGGGGAGAACTCGCCCCGCGGCGCCCGCGGGAGACAGTGGACGACGACCCCCGACGCCAGCGCGGCCCACCCGGTCACGGGCAGGCACTTGTTCACCGCCGCCTGGACCGCCGCCGGGGCGTGCCCGCTGCGGCCCTGGTCCGTGTACACGCCGGTTTGCAGCGTCCACTTCTGGAGCATCGACCCGTCCGTCTGCCGCTGCGGGTCGCCGTCCGGGTCGAGCGTGAACACGAGGTACGGGGCCGCCGCCTGCTCGTCGGCGCGGGCGAACCACGCGCCACCCGGACACGCGGTCTGGAAGTCGGCGGAACCCGGGTTCGCAGTGGCGAACCGGGCCTTCACGCCGGCGGCGAGACCGTCGAGGGTGACCACCGCCGGAGAGTACCGGCGGGGGGCCGGGCGGGGCGAACCGCACCCCGCCCGTCAGTCGGGAATCTTCAGGAGTTTCAGACTTTGCAAGTCCCAGATGCGTTCCGGGTTGTCGAAGCCGAGGACCGAGTACGCCACGCCGTCTACCTCGAACACGTCGTGCGCCATCAGGGCCAGCGGCTCGGCGAGGTAGGCGGTGTAGTTGTCCGGGAGCATCAGTTGGTCGAACAGTTCCTCGGCGGCGCTCGACTCCGGTTGCACCCGACACGCCACCGTGGCGACGGTCGTGTACGTCGCGTTTGCCGGCCGCCCCGCGGCGTCGGCCGCGGACGCCGCCCGCTTCAACGCCCCCGTCGCGGTCAGGCCGTTCGTCAGGGCGAGGGCGCGGCAGACGCACCGGTAGGTCAGGCCGAACTTGTTGACCGCCACGTCGCCGACGGTCCAGTCTACCGCCCCGCCGTCGCGGACCACGTCGCCCGGCCGCGGCGTCACGCCCGTCGGCAACACCTGCGACGGGATCAGCCACGCCCGGTCCGACCCGGTGTACACGCCCGCCGACGCGGCCAGTTCCTTGAACGAAATCGCCCGGCGCTTGACGGCCCCGCCGGGCGAGTAGGTCAGGGCGTGGTCCGTGTACGTCCCGGGCACGTCCGTCCGGTAGCGGAGCGTGACGTTCTCCCGCTCCGGCCAATACTTCCAGTCCGCGGCGATGGCGTCGGCGAAGCTCACGGGGTCAGTCCCAGAAGGCCCAGATGTCCATGCCGGCGCCGGTGCCGGTGGACTTGACCCGCACCACGCAAATGGGATGAATGCAACCGACCGCGAGTACGCCCGACGGGATCGTGACCTCGGTCCCGTCGGGCCGGACCACGCACAGCGCGCCGGCCGTCTTGAACGCGATCCCGCGGGTGCCGGCCTTGATGTTGATGCCGGGGATGTCCGCCGAGTCGCTCGGCGTGACGGCCGCGTACTTGGACGCGGGGCCGGCGTCGGTGCGAGTGTATCCTGACACCTCACGGCCTCCCGTATGTCCGGCTGATGAACGGCCCGGACAGTAACCGCTTCGTCTTGATGAGACCGGCAATCTCGTCGTTCTTTGTCTTTAGCCACTGATCCCAGCTATAGCTTTCCCCGTCTGCAGAAAAGCTGGGCGGGCTTCCGCTCGCCACCCACTCCGCCGTCTTGGCGGCGATGACCGCCACGAGGTTGTCGATGGCGGTGTCGATACTGGCGGTGTTCGCGGCGGCGGGCATCAGGCCGCCCGCCCGACTGGCAGGTCAGTCTCGTGGATAGTCGGGCTGTGCTGCGACCCGGTCACGCCAGTCGCCCGCTTGTAGCACTCGTAGGGGTGCTCGCTCGGGCCGACCGCTACGACCCACGCCGGGCCGTCCGGGATGGTGACGAGGTAGTTCTTGCCTGCGAGGAACACCGGCGGGCCAGACGCGGCCTTGAGGCGGTCCACCTCGGCGGCGTGCGACGCCTTCAGGTCGGCGATCTGCCGCTCCAGGTCGGCCACCGTCGGGCCGGACGCGGCCGGGGCAACGTCGGTGACGACCGGCGTGATATCGTCGGCCGGGGGCTTCGGGGCGGCGGGCGGGGTCGGCTTCTTCGGGTCGGCCATCGGTCCCTCAGTACGGGGGCGGGCGGGGCAACTCACCCCGCCCGGTCATGTCGCCGCTCACCCCTGCGACCGCACGCTCCGGCGGGGGTCTTTCCACATGGCGATGCCGCGGAGGTCGGCCTTCACGAACATCACCACGCCGCGGTCGATGAGGTCGGCCTGCCCGGGGGCGGCGGCCTGCGTCCGCAGCGGCACGTTCTCCACCCACACCAGCGTCTTGCTGCCGCTCTCGAACATCCACCACGCCTTCGCGGCGTTCGCGGCCGACAGGTTCAGGCCGTCGCTGGCCGTACACCGCTCGAACACGAGCGGCGACTCCATGATCTTGTACCGGCCCTTGTAGTAGGGACTGGTCTGGTTGATGATCGTCTTGACCCCGGCGCCCGCCGTCTCGTTGTCACGGAGCTGGTAGCCCTCGGCCGTGTCGCCGAAGATGCCGTGGGCGTACCGGAGCCGCTCGCGGTTGACCAGCACCGTGTTCGGTTGGGTCAGGATGCGGGTGCCGGTGTCCGGGTCGGTCATGTCGCGGAACTTGATCTCGGCGGCCTGGACGTTGTCCTCGTGGATCAGGTCGTTCCCGCTGGAGATGTAGTTGTCGTAGTACCCGGCCGCGATGTACGTCGCGTAGCTCGTGCCCTTGTAGTTGTAGCTCGCCGTCACGCCGATGAAGGCGTCGATGATGTCGAGTTCGCGGGCGTACCCGAGCCACTCGCCCACCCCCGCCGCGCCGCAGTGCTCGGCGAGTTGCCCGCCCGTCAGGTCGAGGAACATCGCCTCCTGCGTCACCTCGCAGGCCAGCGCCTTCTCCTTCGTCCGCGGCTGAACCACCCACCGCTCGCCGGCCCCCACCCGCCGGGTCGGCATCCCGGGGAGCCGCTCCTCGGCCACGTTCCCGAGCCGGCTCACGCCGATCGTCTTGCGGCCCTCGTACTGCTTCGACGGCTCGGCCGGGGCGAGCGTGTCGCCGATGAACGTCGGGTTCTCGTATGCCTGGAGGATCGCCACCTCCAGCAGCCCGCTGACGACGCCGGTGTAGGCGTTGATGTTGCTGAACGCGGACGCGCCGACCGCGCCGGCTCCGCTGTCCTCCAGGAGGCTCTTGCCCCAGGTGTCGTACCCGGCCGACTCCAGGAGCGACCGGTGCTCCAGGTAGCTGCGGATGGCCGCCGGGTTCGGGCTCTCGCCGAGCACCGCCTCCAGCAACCCCTTCGTGCTAACCTCGCCCGGGTCGAGGCGGGCGACGGGCCGGCCGTTCCCGTCGGTCGGGTCGCGGAGCACCCGCCGGCCGAGCGGCCCGGTGTGGTAGCGGCCCTTGCGGTCGGTCAGGCCGAGCAGGTGCGTGACCCGCCGGCCGAACTCCCGGGGGTCGCCGTTGCACTGCGACTCCAGCAGGTTGCGGAACCCGGCCTTGTTGATCCCGTAGCCGCCGCCGTTCTGGTAAGACACGTCCGTCTCCGGTGGGTGCGAGCCGGCTCGCGCCGGGCGGTCAGGTCAGCGTGAGGGCGAAGCCGACTCGGCTCAGCCCGGGGTGATCGGGGCCAGGGCGACGGTCACGACGAGCCCGGCGGTGTTCTGGATCGCGTGGGCGAAGTCCACGCTGAGGCGGTCGCCCGCCGCGAGGACGAGGTCGGACGCCGTCGCCGACAGCGTGCCGTTCTGCACCGTGTTCGCGGTCGCGGCGAGGTCGAAGCCCGCGGCCGTGTTGTCCGTCAGGAGGTCGGTGCCGGCGCCCGGGGCGTTCGTGCCCGTGTCCTTCGTGACCTGGAGCTTCGACGCGCCGCCCGCCGTCACCGCGAACACGCACGAGATCGCCACCACGCGGCACGGGTACGGGGCGACGAAGAACACCTGATCCGTCGCCGCCGGGGTGCCGGTGAAGTAGTAACTGGCGTAGGTCAGTCCGCGGCTCAGACTCGGCGGGGCGTAGCGGCTGAGCAGGTGGCACTTGACCTTCGTCACGCTCGTCCCGGCCTGGACGCACACGCCGATCGCCGCCGCCGGGTCGGTGACCTTCGCCACCTTCTGGTTCTCCAGCCCGTCGCCGCCGGAGTTCTCCACCGCGCCGACCAGATCGCCGACCGCCCAGGTGGTCGAGGCACAGTCGAAGTAGGCGACGGCGTCCGCCCGGACGTTGATGTCCCGGGTGCTGGTGTCGGCCGCGATCTTGGCCTCCGCCGCGACGCCGAGGAACAGCTTGGCGAACAGGAGTTGGTTCGCGGCGGCGGTGAGTTGGTCGGCCTGCGCCGACGCCTTCGCCACCACCCCCGCGTTGTTGAACAGCAGATCGCCGACGGCGATCGCGGTGGACGCGGGCGACGCCACCTGAATGTTGTTCGCGTCGTTGAAGAAGGTGGGCGCGGCCATCGCGGCTCCGGGACAGGGTGTGCGGGGTCAGTGGTCGGGGCCGGCTCAGCCGCGCAGGGCGGCGAGGTCGTCGGCGGCGTCGTGGCTCTCGACGCGGTTCTTGTCGGCCGGCGGCTTCACCGCGCCGGGCGTGATGCTGCGGGGCTTGGGGGCGGGGGCCGCGACCGGCCGGAACCCGGCGATCAGTTCCTTCCGCTCGGCCTCCGACTCCAGCAGCGACAGCGCCTTGATCTGGGCCGCGGTCGGCTTCACGCCCTCCATCAGACACAGGCGGAGGCTGGCGTTCTCGGCGGCGAGGGATTCCGTCTTGTCCTCGGGCTTCTCGTCGTCGGCCTTCTTCTTGGCCGCGTCGTCGCCCTCGGACTCCTCCACGTCGTCCGGCTCGTCGGCCTGGGTGAGCTTTTCGTGGGTCACGAGGTAGTGCTTGATCTTCGCGGCCTTGTCCGCCGCCGTGCCCTCGCCGTCGAGGATGGCGAGGACGGCCGACCGGAACCCGGCGGCGAGGGCGTCGTCCGGGCTGGCGTCCGCCGCCGGTTCGGCCTCCGCCGCCATCGGGGCGTCCTCCTCGTACATCTCCAGCAGCTTGTCGGACCACTTGCGGCGGGGCTTGGACAGTGCCGCCCGGCGGCTTTCCAGGAGGGCGCGGAGGGTGGTGGGCATGGTGGGTCGCTCCGACTCCCAGAGGTTCTTGTTCGTGGCCGGCTTGCGGACCAGATCGACGCCGCGGACCAACGCGAGACTCTCTACTACCACCCGCTTGGCCTGCCGGTCGAACCGCTCCCGGGCCGCCGCGGCGTTGTGCGACAGGCCGAACACGCCGAGCCCCCGCTCCACGTCCTCGCAGACGCTTTCGCAGAGCGACTTGGACCGCAGGTAGTGGAAGTCGGCGTAGATGCCGGGCTCGCCGTCCCGGCCCGTTTCGACGCGGGCATTACGGAGAACGCCGAGCCCGTCGTCGGCGTCCCGCTCGACGCCCGGCCGGGTGCGGTCCCGGGGGTGGTCCTCGTTGACGTGACACCCTTCGTATAACTGCCGCTTCACGGCGTCCGCCATGCACGCGGGACTGTACTCAGTGCCGTTCTCGGCCGCCGGGTCGTAGCGGTTTTTGCTGAACCGGCCGAGCACCTTGACGCCGAAGATGATGCCGTTTTCGCGGTCCACCTTGAGAGGTGAACCGGCCGGGGCGCTGACCGCGTACTCCAGGAGTTCGCGGGGGGCGGTGTACTTCGGCTGGGCGGCGGTCCGCGACATGGGACCGAGTATGATGGGGACGGGCGGTGTGGGGCGAACCGGGAGGAACTACCGATGAACGGATGGGTGAAGGCTGACATCCACTACGGGCTGCCGATGGCCCGGCTGTACGTCACGGCGGAGGAATACCGGGTCGGGTCGATCGCGGAGTGTCTCGTGGCGAGACTCGACCGTCTGGGCGACAACCCCGCGGCGATGGAGTCGTACCTCGCCGAGATGCTCCAGCGGCACCGCCCGGAACTGGTTGGCGGGTCGCTGGTCGCCATGCGGTTCGACTTCGAGCGGGCGTGCTGGGAGTTCCTGTACGTCCACCCGAGCCTGCCGCGGAAGGCAACCGGGGACGTGACGGAGAGGATGCCGCTGCTGCCGGGTAAGGACGGCGACCGGCCGCGGGTCGTGGGGTGCCCGCCGGAACACCGGGAGGCGGCGGAGCGGTTGCTCGCCGATGACGACTCGGACGACGACGATTCATGGCTCGATGACCTGATCGAGAAGGGCACCCCGCCCGGCCCCCGCACCGAGTTCGGGAAGGTCGCCGACGACATCCTCGCGGGGCTGAAGGCCGACTACCGCCGGGAACTCATCGAGTCGGCCGACAAGATGATGGATCAGTTGCTCGACCCGAAGCCGCCGACGATGTGGACGCCGGGCGACCGGACGATTCGGTTCAGCGAGTCGAGGACGGGACGGATGGTTCACTCGCAACCGAACGGCTGGCAGATCAAGGTGGACCGCACCCAGACGCCGCGGTCGGGTCGTCTCACGTCGCCCGTGCTCGTCGGCGCGTCCGCCACGGTCGGCGACTTCACCGGCCCGCTGGTCGCCTACGACTCGCAGTACGACACTTGGTACGAGGTCGGCGAAGCCATCGTCGCCGCCATTCGGACGGGGCCGGACGGCTCCATGGATGTCGAGGCCGATACGTTCGGCGAGTTCCATTCGACCCTCAGTCCGGAGTCGGCTGCGTCCGCACGGGCGGCGGGGATGCAGGCCGGTCTCGCTCACGAACAGCGGGTGATGGATGCGTTCCTCGCGGCGACCGCCGAAGGCATCGGCGACGTTCTGGTGAGCGACCGCGGGATGGTGTGCCTGCCGCCAGCCGACCCCGACGCCCCGCACGTCGTTACAGGAGGTGAGTCGTGAACCGGGTGTACGTCTGCACGGACTTCGCGGGACACTGGCCGGTCGGGACATCGGCCGTCGTTCTCGCCCCGGACGAATCCACCGCACGCGCGATGCTCACGGCAGAACTGGCGGCGGCCGGGCTGAGCGATCAACCGAACCCGCTCGCCTTGCGAGAACTGAACCATGGGGAAAGCCGGGCGGTGATCCTGAACAGCGGTGACTACTGACCGCCCCCGGCGGCGACGAGCGGGCCGCCCTCGCCCACCTCGCCGCAGCGTGGGGCCGAGATTGGACGGCGGCGCGGGATGCGTTGGTGGTGCTGTTGGCGGCGGGCGGACGGGTGTGGAGCGCGGAGGCGGTGGCGGGGTGGGCGGCTATAGATCAGGCGACAGGATCGGATCGAGAAAGCAGCGACAGTTAAAAGACCATCCTCCGCCGTCCTTCGGTGACTCCCGCGGGGGCCGTGGCATAGAATCGTAGCCCAACTGTCCCGCCTTCGGGTGCCGGTAGTACGCTGTCCCGTTCCGCTCCCGATGCTTCTTCCGCGTCGCCTCGTCCACGACCGCCCGCACCGTGTACCCGACGACGATGTCCGACAGCCCTTCCTCGTAGACGTGCAACTCGGCCTCGTGCGCGATCCAGAGTCCGGCCGTCCGCGCCACTCGCCGCGCACTCGTCACCACCCCCTGTACCGCCGGCCGGATGTCGGCCGCGATCCGCTGCACCGTCCAGCCCTGCTGCACCCCCGCGGCGACCTTCGCGGCGAGGACGCCCGGGTCGGCGAGTTTCGACAGGGCCGCCACGCGGTCCCACCACCCGCCACGGTAGACGACCGCCCGTACCTGCGACGGGAGTAGCGGCGGGAGGATCAGGTCCGCCAACTCCTCCAACGCCACGGGCGACTCGTCCTCCAGCAACCCCGCCGGCCGGTGCCACCGCCGACCGCGCGAGCGGAGCCGGGCGACAGCGCGGGCCGGGAGTCGCCGGGCGATGTCGGCGGCGGTGAGTCGTGCCGCGTCCCGCGCCCCGGCCTCCAGGTCGGCGAGGACGTTCGCCCCGACCGTCGGCAGCTGCCGGGCGGCGTGGGCGACGCGGGCTGCGACGGCGTGGGGCGGGCCGGGGGTGTCGAGGGCGGCGAGGATGAGGCGCCAGACGTGGCCGACGGCCGACTCGGCGGCATCGGCAGAGCGGTCGGTGCGGACGAGGAGGCGGTGTTGGAGGGCAGGCGTCATTCGTCCACGCGGGGGCCGCCGACCGACTCCTCGCCCTCCGACACCGACTCCGGCCGACCGGCCGCGTCCGCCGCCCGCAGGCGAGCCGCGACCCCCGCCGCTTCCGGCGGGGCCGCCAACCCGAATTCCGCCGCGACCGCCGCGACCGCCTCGTGGACCACCGCCCCGAGTGCGTCGTACACGTCCCCGCCGTCCGACTCGTGCCGGGCGCCGGCCAACCGCTGCTTGACGTACACCAGCCCGCGGGCCAGGACGTGCGCGGCGATCTGCCCCGCGAGGTGGGCGGACACGCCGGTCGCCGACTTCACCGGGTCAGCCATGTCGTGATGCGTGCCCAGCGACGACGGGTTGTAGCCGAACTTCGACTTCATGTCGTCGGGCGTGTCGAAGATGCCCTCCATCACGCTCGTCGCCTTCAACATCGCGGGCGTGAGTTTCGTCAGGGCGATGTGAGCCTTCGCCGCCGCCGTCAGTGCCTTGTCGGCGAGCCGGGCCATGAGCGACGGGTTCGCCGCCGCCACCGGGTCGGCCGCCTTGACGACGTCCGCCAGCCCGGCGAGGACGTGATCACGCGGCGGGCCGTCCGCGGGCGGGGCCGTGGCCGGGCGGGCGTGATTCTCGCCCCCCGCATCCGGCCGCACCATCACGGTCCGCTTGTACGTCTTGCCGGTCCTCCGGTTGGTGATCTGTACCTGTCTCGGCACGAGCCCGCCGGACACGTCCTCTGTCAGCCACCGGCCGATACCGACGAGCGTCCGGTAAGTTTCCTCCTCAACACTCTCAATCAGCGACTCCGTTACCGCGCCGGTGTCACCCTTCGGCGGCGGCGTCGTCCCCGGCAGTCCGTCGGCGTCCGGGTCGCCGGGGAGGGGCAGCGGCCCACCGGGACTCCCGTGCTTGTCCTCCCACGCCGCGTTGTCCGCCTCGATCTGGTCGAAGTCCCGGCCCTGTCGCTGGGCGTACTGCTGCCGACTGTCCGCCCCCAGGGGAATGTCGATCTGGGCCTGCTGGGCTTCCGTGAGGCGGTTCCGCGTCTCCGGCGACGGCGCTTCAACCAGCAGATCGATCTCGCGGCAAACTTCCTCCCACGTCCACGCGCGGCCCGCGGCGGTGATGCCGCGCGTGCGGACGTGGTGTTCCGCCGCCGCCCACACCGGCCGGCGGAACGCCTCCCGGTAGCCGCGCTGCCGCCGCGTCACCGTCCTCACGAACGGCGACTCGGCAGTCAGGGACGAGCTGTAGTTGTTGTTGCTGGCATCCCCGGACGCCAGCCACTCCGGGGCGTTCCACTTCACCCCGGCCGACCGCAACAGTCCTTGAAGGATCGACAGGTGGGCGGGCGCGTTCTGCGCTCCCGGCCCAGCGACGTACTGCATCCCCTCCGGGATGTCCTCGTGCCCGCCCCGCCGCATCTTGCGGTATCGCTGCTCCGTCCCGGTCAGCGGGTCGCGTTTGGTGAACTCCGCCTGCCCGTCGTTGAACGCCTCGATGTCCGACGCCGACCCGGTCGCGTGCTGGCGGACCATCACGATCGCCGCCTGCTGCGCCGCCCCGTCCCCCAGGTTCGTCCGCAGCGTCGCCGCGAGCGACAGGGCGTCGAGCGTGTCGAAACAGAAGTCGGTGATGCCTCGTTTCATCGACCGCCGGACGTTCCGCCGGAAGTGCGTCAGCCGGTCGGCCGGCACCCGCTCCCCGTCGTGCGGCGAGTCGCCCCACTGCACCCAGTACGCGAGTACGTTCTGCACGTCGTCCTTCGGCGTGATGACGCCGAACAGCCCGTCCTCGTCGTCCTCCAGTTCCCCCGGCGGCGGCGCGGTGATCTGCTCCGGCTCGGCCGTCCGCACGTCGGTCGTGCCGTCCTCGTTCGGCGTGTCCACCAGCGCGAACTCGCCGTCCTCCACCGACCGCTCGAACAACTCCTCCTCCATCCCCGGTTGCTCGCCGCCGTACCACTGGTTCCGCCGGAGGAAGTCGTCCACGACCCGCTGAACTTCACGCACCAACTCGTCCGGGGCTTCCGACTCCCGCGTTTTCTTCGCCACGCGGTAGGTGTACCCCGACCCGATGACGTAGGACGTGAGCCCGGAAAGCAACCCCTGCGCGTACCCGCTGGTGGCGACGAGCAACCGGGCCGGCGCCCGCAGGAGGTTGAGCTCCTGTTCGGTCTGGTAGATCGGGTAATTCCGCCCCTGCCGCCGCTGCCACGCGGACGACGGGCCGGCGAGGATCGGGTCGGACGCGGACCGGAACCGGTCGAGGAGGTCGGCGTAGGGCGTCACCCAGTCGAGCGACAGCGACTCCAGCAGCCGGCCGCGCCGCTCCTGGTGCCGGGTCGCGGCGGCGAGGCGGGCGGATTCGAGCCGCTCCCGGGCGAGTCGGTTCTCGGCGCGGAGGCGGCGCCAGTCGTCGCGGGTGGGGTCGGCCGGCATCCCCGGAGGGTAGCCGGGGGGCGGCGGGTGGGGCGAACCGTGGGGCGGGCGTTACCCCTTCCCCCGCTTCCCGTTCCACAGGCGGATCGCCAGCCGGAGAGCGTATTCTGCCGCGTCGGGGCCGTCATCGAACTCGCCGACCGGGAATGTCTGCAGCTGCTGGACGAGCAACCGCGTCCCGGGGGTGTCGCGGAACCGGAACTGCCCTTGCGACAGGTACGGCGTCAGCCGCCGGATTCGCACTTCCTTCGGGACGCCGCCGGTCGTCACCTTGTAGAGCGGGAGGGCGGCGCCACGCTCCCGCGCCTGCCGGGCGAAGTCGTCGGCGAGCATCTCCTGGAACTGGTCCGCCTCGCACCCGAACCCGTCGAGCGTCCCCGCCTCGGCCGCGAACCGCGCGGCCAGCGCCAGCCCGTCCGTGACGATCTGCGTCGTCGGCCGGCGGGCCAAATCCGCCTCCACCCACATCACGCCGGCCTTGTCCCGGGCGAGCATCACGAACGCGCTGTAGTCGCTGTTCTCGTTCTTCCCCTTCGACGGATCCAGCGCCATCACCCGCAGCTGCAACCCGTCCCGCGGCCAGTCGCGGAACCACATCGATTCGGGGAACCACGCCGCCGGCCACTCCGCCCCCTCCGTCTCCACGAACTCCCCGCCGAGCTCCTGACGGGCGAACGTCGGACTGTACTGCTTCGCCAGGGTGTCAGCGAACCCGGCCGGGTTGAACGGGTTGTCCCCCGTCCGGGAGCGGAACAGGGCGGTGTCCGGCTTCCCCTTGCCGAACACCTCATACGTCCAGTGGTGCGGGCCTTTGGGCGTGAACGTCGCGGAGAGCCAGCCCTGTTCGCCAGCCTCGCGGAGCGCCGCAATGCTGATCGTGTACGCCTCCTCCGGCATCAGTGACGCCTCGTCCAGCCACACCCCGGAGAGGTTCGGGCCGCGCATCCGGTCCGGGTCTTCGGCCGTGCGGAACCGCACCGTCGCCCCCGTGGTGAGTTCGACCGTCGGGTACGGCGACAGGCGGACCGACCCCCACACGCCGAGTTCCTGGGCGCGGGCCTTGAACGTGGGGAACGTGGTGTCCCCCATGATGACCCCGGTCGGGGAGGCAATGAGATAGGTACGGTTGCGACGGGCGCGGCGGAGTAAGTCGTAGGCGCCGACCCACGTCTTGCCCGACCCGCGGCCCCCGACGTACCCGCGGTAAAGGGCGGGGGACCGGCGGAACTCAGCCTGCGACCGGTGGAGCCGGATTGTTCGGCGGACTGTTGCTGTTGCCATCCACGATTTCCTCAACCAACTCCAGCGTCGTGCGGGTGGTGCTTTCCACCTCCGTCTTCTCGACGTACCCGCGGTTCTTGCCGAGCGTCATCAGCGCCATACGAATCGCCCACGGCTCGTCGCGGAGGATGGCCGAGAACAGTTTCAACTCCGCCGTATCGACCACCTTCCCCCGCTCGTTCCGCATCGCGTCCTGAATCGACTTGGACTTCTCCGCGCGGGCGTAGATCGTGTCCGGGTTGCACCCCACCCGGTCGGCCGCGAGGTACACCATCCCCTTCGTCTCGGTCAGCGCCTTGACGATCTGCTCGTCGGTGTACAACCGCTTCCGCCCCATAACTCCCTACAGTGCCGGATTATCGGCATTCACGCCAGCAAAGCGGCCAGCCCCTCACCCGACCTTCTCGGCCGTCAGCCCCTCGGCCTCGGCCCGGCGGAGGATCACGTCGGCGTACTTCGGCTGCTGACATTGCACCAGCCGGACAGCCGCGGTAGTGTGGCTCACATGAACACACCAGCCGGCGCGTTGAAGCGGCAGAACCGAACCACCCACGCCTGTGAAGTCTGCTCGGCTCTGTTCGAGCGGCGACCGTGCGAGACGGCCCGCTACTGCTCCAAAGCGTGCTGGGCTCGTCGGAACCCGCCGGAACGGAAGGACTGCCCGCAGTGCGGGTGCTCGTTCGTGAAGGCCGACAGGGCGGCGAAGTTCTGTAGCCGCCGGTGTGCCCGCAAGTCCCGCGTCGGCCCGCTCGCTAACGCATGGAAGGGCGGCAAGACGCTGGAGCGGGAGCGGGCGCAGCACTCGCAGGAGTTGAAGGACTGGCGGGAAGCCGTCTACCGCCGCGACAACTGGGCCTGCGTCACGTGCGGGGCCGTCGGGAAGATTCACGCCCACCACGTCATGCCGTGGGCCGACCACCCCGACCTGCGGTTCGAGGTGTCGAACGGTCAGACGTTGTGCGAGGTCTGCCACGGGAAGGTACACGGGGTCGATTTCTCCGTCCGGCGGAACCGCAAGTGCCAGGACTGCGGGAAGGTCACCAAAGGCCGGGGCGAGCGGTGCCGGTCGTGTTCGATCAGGGTGTGGCACGCTTCTCGACACACTCCACCGTCAACCCTTCCGCCTCCGCTCGTTTGAGTATTACATCGGCATAACGACATTCGAGTTCGCAGCCGTAGCAGGTGCGGCCGAGGCGGTGGGCGGCGATGAGGGTGGTGCCG